GTTTTTGGCAAATTATCCTGATGCGCTAATTTACGGCTCATTGGGTGAGGCCGAGCCGTATCTGATGAATGACGAGCGTCTTGGAACATGGGCCGCGCTGTATCAGAGAGCGATTGACTCCATCACCACATCAGACGATCAGGACGAATACTCTGCTGTTCCCCTGGCGATGACCCTTGCACGGAGATAAAGATGGCTGAAACAAGCAATTACTTGGAGAACGCGCTGATCAATGCGGTTCTTCGGAACACCTCCTACACCTCACCGACCACGGTCTATCTGGCTCTCTACACCTCTGATCCGACTGATGCGGACACGGGGACGGAGTGCTCTGGTTCCGGGTATGCGCGGCAGGCGATCACTTTCTCTGCTCCTTCCAATGGAGTGACGAGCAACTCGGCAGCGATTGAGTTCGCCCAGGCCGGTAACTCCTGGGGAACGATCACGCACATCGGGATTCGAGATGCGCTGACCACCGGGAATCTGTTGTTCCACACTCCTCTGGATGCCTCCAAGACTATCGCCACGGGTGATGTGTTCCGAGTGGCTGCTGGGTCTCTGTCTGTGACATTGACATAATGGCTGATCTGCTCCCACCGTGGTCTATTGATTCCCTTGATAACCTCAAGGCGAGTCTTGATGATCTAACGCTGACGCTTGATAGTCCGCTGTATGAGACTTCTGTCACAAGGTGGGATGCTTATGGATCGGTTGCTGCTCAGGCTAGTGTCTCGGCTGATGGGACGCGAGTGCAGTTTGCAGCAGGGACTGTTTCTGCTTCGGTTGAGGTTGCGGCTCAGGGCATTCGAGTTCAGATTGCATCTGGCAGTATTGCGGCATCGGCTTCAGTTTCTTGTGATGCCCAGATTGTCAAACTTGCATCTGCCGCGATTGAATGCTCGGTTAGCGTTTCGGCGCTGGGTGGAATTGTTGCGGATGGGGCTGCTGCTGTCCTGGGATCGGCTGAAGTCTCTTGTTATGCCAACGCGACTTTCTCGGCTGTTGCATCGGTTACGGCATCGGCGCAAGTAACCTGTGAGGGCTTCAAGCAGGGCCAGGAATGGGGGCCGATTGCTCCTTCTGAGCAGGCATGGACGGTGATCACGCCAGGCGCGACAATCTGGACTGATGTTCCGGAGGGTTCCGACACTTGGACGGATGTTCCTGAAGGGGCGACTGTCTGGACACAATCCTCAGCAGGATCTACGACATGGAACAACGTCTGACATTTGGTGAGTGGCTTCCTGATCAGCCGGGGCTGGTCGGGGCATTGCAGACCGCCAACAACGTGGTGGCGCAGTCCGTTGGATATGGGCCGTTTCCATCGATGGTGGACTACTCTCAAGCCGCCTCCGAGAACCTGAACGCTGTTTTCACCGGCAAGTTCGGGGCAACGAGCAACATCTTCGCTGGAGGAGCCTCCAAGCTCTTCAAGTTCGACACCACCGATCTGTCGATGGATGATGTCTCGAAGGTTGGTGGATACACGGGGACGCGCTGGAGGTTTACGCAATTCGGTGATGTGGTGATCGCGGCGAATGGTGCTCAGAAGCTCCAGGCGTGGGTGATTGGAAGTTCTACCATCTTTGCTGATCTTGCCGCGGCTGCTCCAGTTGCTTCCTTTGTCACCGTTGTTCGTGACTTCGTGGTCGGAGCGAACATCTCCAGTTACCCGAGCCGGGTTCAATGGTCGGACATCAACGATGAGACCAACTGGACTTCTGGGCCGACTTCTCAGTCTGATTACCAAGACATCCCCGATGGTGGAAACATCCGAGGCATCACGGGTGGTGAGTTCGGGCTTGTTCTGTTGGATCAGTCTATTGTCCGAATGTCTTACATCGGCGCTCCGCTGTTCTTCCAGTTCGACACCATCTCTCGGACTCTTGGGTGTTATGAGTCCGGATCGATTGCCCAATATGGCCCAATGACGTTCTTCTTGAGCGATGACGGGTTCTATATGTGTGATGGGCAGAGCGTGAAGCCCATTGGTGCAGAGAAGATTGATCGGTGGTTCTTTGATGATGCAGATCCGGCGAACATCACCAAGATGAGTGCCGCGATTGACCCGATCCGCAAGATTGTGGCTTGGTGCTATCCGAACACGCGAGCCGGGAAGACGATTCTGATCTACAACTGGCAAGTCCAGAAGTGGACTTATGCAGACACCACCGCTGATTACATTGCATCGGCAGGAACTGCATCGGTGACTCTTGAGGGGTTGGATGCTTACTCTGCATCCATCGATGCTCTGGATATTTCTCTGGACTCGCGGATCTGGGTGGGTGGGAAGTTCATCTTTGCCGGAACCACGGGGGCTAAGGTTGTCACCTTCACGGGCGATCCTTCTTCTGCTGTTTTGGAGACAGGAGACTTCGCCGCGGGTGTAAATTCAATCGTTCGCCTGGCCCGACCTCAAGTAGACAACGGATCAGCGAATGTGGCTGTTGCCTCTCGGGATCTCTTGAGCGACACGGTGAGCTTCGGGGCTGCTTCTGCTGCGGATTCTGACAACCGAGTCAGCTTGAGAAGTTTCGGCAAGTACCATCGTCTGCGGATTGTTCCTACCGGGAACTGGACAACGGTGGTCGGTGTTGACGTGGATACCATTCAGTCGGGGCGGCGCTGATGTTTCGCGTTCTTCCTCCGTTTGGCTCAGATCCTCGGGGTGTTGCCGAGATCGTCAACGGGCTGATGAATGGGAAGTCTAACAACACCGGCACGATCACTCTGGCAACGGGTGGAGCGACTTCAACGACCCTGTATGACGCTCGGATCAGCCCTGAGTCGAAGATCATTTTGATCCCGTTTTCGTCTGCGGCATTCTTGGATAAGGTGCCGTATGGAGCGTTTCAGGACACCACCGATCAAACGGCGGCTTCGACAACGGCGGCGTATGCGATCACGTACAACACCACGGATTACTCTAATGGTGTCACGCTATCGAACAGCTCTCGGCTCAACGTATCGAATCCGGGTGTCTACAACATTCAGTTTTCGATCCAGTTCGCCAACGATGACACCCAGATTCAGGATGTCGATGTTTGGTTTAGAAAGAACGGCACGGATGTAGCGGGATCAAACAGCAAGTTTTCTGTCCCCAACTCTCATGGCGGGACGGATGGGCATCTGATCGCTGCGCTGAACTACTTCATTGAGTTGGCGGCTGGGGACTACATGGAAATCATGTGGCATACCACCTCAACGTTGGTAACCATTGAGCAAATTCCTGCTCAGACGACCCCAACGAGACCGGCTACCCCATCGGTGATTGTGACGATGACTTATGTCTCGATGGCCTCGATTGCCAATGTGTACGTCAGTTCTCAGTCTCAGGGAAGTGCGGTGATCACGCACTTTGCCAACTCAACGGCAGATAAGACATTTGCTTACGTGGTGGTGGGATGAACGTCCGCTTGATTCCTCAGAGTGATCTGCGACAATGGTGGGGATTCGTCAGACCTGGGCTTTTGAAGGTTCTTCACAAGACCCCAGAAGGATGGATTCCCGAGGATGTCTATACGGACTGCTTCAACGGGAAATCCATGCTGTGGGTGGGCCTGGATGACGCAAGGCCAGTCGGGTTCATGGTATTGCAACCCAGAGATTCCTCGCTCCATGTGTGGTGCGCCTATCTGCAAGAGGTGGGTCATTTTGAGGAAGGCTGGCAGCATCTCCTGAACATCGCTCAACACGGCAACGCTCAGAAGCTCACTTTTGAATCTTGGCGTCCGGGTTGGCAACGACAGGCCAAGAAACTCGGATTCAAGCCCAGATCCTGGGCATTGGAGGTCTAAATGGGTGGTTCAACTCGAACTCAAACAAGCACTCAGGAGCTTGATCCTGCTGTCCGTCCCTATGTCCAATACGGGCTTTCCGAGGCGCAGCGTCTGTATCAGACCGAAACGCCTGAGTATTACCCCGGACAGACCTTCACCGGCCCGAGCGCTCAGACCCAACAGGCTCTGACTGCTGCTCAACAACGTGCCGTGATGGGATCTCCGCTGCTTCCGGCTGCTCAACAGCAGTCTCTGGCAACAATTCAAGGCCAATATCTAGGTGGAAACCCGTTCTTCCAAGGTGCATTCCAACCCGCTGCACAAGCTGCTCAACAGCAGTATTTTGATGCGCTGCAACAAGCGCGGTCTGGTGCATCGAGGGCGGGGCGATATGGTTCTCAGGCTGCTCTTGGTTTGGAGGAACGTGCCGGTGGTCAGTTCGCTCAGAGCCTGGCGAATACGGCAGGACAGCTTGCCTTCCAGAACTACGAAGCCGAACGCGCTCGGCAGCAAGCAATGCTCGGTGCTGCGCCTGCTCTGGCTGCGGCTGATTACACAGATATTGAGCGTCTGGCACAAGCAGGACAGACTGCCGAGGGCTACCAACAGGCGGCGCTTCAGGCTGACATCAATCGCTTCAACTTCCTGCAAGGTCTGCCTCAGTCTCAACTCAATCAGTACCTGAGTGCTGTTTATGGGTCTCCGAGGGGTTCGGTGACAACGACTCCGGTCTACACGAATCGAGGTGCTGGGGCGATTGGTGGTGCGGTGGCGGGTTCACAGATTGGTGGCCCGTATGGAGCGATCATTGGTGGCCTGTTGGGAGGTCTGGGATGAACGAACTCTTTTCGCAACTGTTCGGACAACAGCCGAGCTATGCCCCGATGGTGTTTGGTGATGAGTCTGAGCGACTTCGCAGGCAAGCCCAGCAGCAGGGATTGCTGAATCTGGGGTTGTCACTCCTGGCGGGGTCTGGGCCTTCTGCTCAACCTCGCGGGATTGGTCAGCTTCTCGCGCAGGGTGTCCAAGCAGGCCAACAAGCCTACCAAGGGGCATACAACAAGGCTCTGCAAGAGCAGATGCTCAAGCAGCAGCTTCAGCAGCAGCAGCAGGCTCAGATGGAACAGCAGGCCGCGCAGCAGCTTCTGCCGCAGATCCTTCGGCCTGGCGCACAGACGCCGACCTTCTATGGTCAGCCTACGCAGATGCCGCTTCGTGATGACGAAGGCAACATCATGCCTGGGGCTGGTGTATCAGTTGGTCAACCGCAGATTGATCTGAACACGCTTCAGCAGCTTCTGACCCGCGCTCCTAGTGTGGCTGGCAAGGTTTTGCCGACTATTGAGACATTCCGCAAGATGACTGCTCCCGAGCGTCTGACGCTGAAGGAGGGTGAGCAAGTCTTTGAGATGACGCCGGAAGGCCCGAGGGCGATTGCTGGTGCCCCCAAGGCTCGTGAGCCGAAGTTCACGACAGTTGATATCGGAAACGAGATCATTGAGTATCGTGATGGAGTTGAGGTTCGCCGGATTCCAAAGGGAAGAGCGCCAGAAGGCCCGGTCTCGCTTCAGACGGTTGAAACAGATACGGGACTTGCCACATTCAATCCACGAACGGGTCAACTAACCCCAATCACGCAGGATGGGAAGCCTGTTGCCGGTAAAGGCGCAAAGCCGACTGAAGGCGAGCGCAACGCTGCTGGGTTTGCTGGTCGAATGATTGAGGCAAGCAATATTTTGAATTCACCAAACATTGCTGCTGCGGCTCCTGGGTTTGGATCAGGCTTGGCTGGCGCTGTTCCTTTTGTTGGTGAAACCTTGAAGAATGTTGTTCAGTCTCCAGAGACTCAGCAATATTCTCAAGCAGCAAGTGATTGGGTTAGAGCAAAACTTCGTAGAGAGTCAGGCGCTGCGATTGGTGATGAGGAAGCATTACGAGAATTTAGGACTTACTT